CCAGCTTGTAAGCAAGGATTTACTCCTCGACTTCGAGGAGACGCAATCATTCTCCCCTGTGGGTCCATTACTGAAACCCATGACCTACCTTCTTAAAAGGCAGGTCCCCACCTTACTTTGATGTCGACGTGTAAGGGACGTCCATAACGTTCCAAGTGCTTCGAATCAAAAATAGGGTCGAGACCCCTTTTGAGGAAGAACTTCAATAATGCACCTTCACCCGAAATCATAGATTTCGGACTGGGAGCACTCACCATCAATCCCTTGACAAGGGGGCGATGGAGGGCCTTACAGATCCGCTGAGTCTCATAACCCAGGAAGCTGTTACGACCAAGAACCGGAGATGTTTCAGCGACAGTCGGAAGAGGGGCTAATCTCCTCAGATGGTTGTCGAGGAACTCCGCTGTCTTCCAGAGGCCAGCTCGATAGAGCTGGTTCCTGAAAGAATAGCAAGAGATCATCTCGGAAACGTCACCACGATGCGAAGGGATATACCTACGAAGGTAAGTGACAGAAACATCACTACCCCCATAGTAATCCTTTCCGCAAGACTCTCGAAACCTTCCGGTCCAGAAAGACTTGCGCGAATTAACTTTCAACCCATAACGGGTTAAAACATCGACAACGTGACGCACTAAATCTACGGGGACAATCAAGTCGTCACCGTAGACGCGCACCTTTTTAAGGAAAGACAAGAGGTCTTTCTTAACGAGGGGTCGGTTAAGCTTTTCTTCAAACGCAATGCAGATGATAGTCAAAAAGACCATCGCCTCCATTGGGAAGCATAAAGCTGAACCCATAGACGCGAACTTGGAAAGGGAAATATTCCCAAAACCAGGAACGTTTGCTCGGGTAGAACGGCACGCCTGAACCGCACCAGAAAGGTGAGGAAAAGGACGTAGCATCCTAAGAACGAGCAAATTGGAAACGCGGTCGCTAGCTTCAGAAAGATCGATAGTCGCGAGACTTCTATCTACTGAACCTATCCGAGCATAAACCTGATTAGGTTCCTGCTTGGTAAAGCCGATAGACCCTTGCAGCAAGTCACTCTGCTCGAGTCTATCTACGATCACTTCCATGAGAGACTGCTGTGCATATTGCATGCACGTAGGCTCCATGGCAATGATACGAGGCGTTTTCAACGTTTTAGGGACTGAGACAACCTTTACAGGCATCTCAGCCTCAGGTTCGACGAAAGTAACACCGTCAAGGACATACTGAAAGCCATAATTGGCTATTCGGTAGTCTCCGGAGGGGAAGTACCCTTCAAGACGAGTGTACCAGGTGTCACAGTCGAACTTACCGTTACCGGTGATTCGATCTGCGGTTTTACCTGGTCCGTGCTTGGGGACAAGATGACCATCATAAACTTTGCAGTCAAGATGGCTACCATCAGTACCCCAAAGAAGATCAGAAACTCGGCCAAACCGATCGAGTAGATCGCTTGAAACGGTTTCTGACCACGCACGTACTTCGTACTCACACTGGACGTAGGTTTCATAGGCTTTCCTTTCACGCTCTTTCGAGCAGTCGAGGAGGACCTTCTTAAACAGCAGAGTTATCTGCCGAATAAAGAAGATCGCCGTATGAGACGGATCGTTCAGTAACCGACCACTACAACGGTCGAACACTTGCTCAAGGAAACCTCCTAAAAATAGGGGGAGACCTCTCTTTCTCCTAAAACTGGGGAAAGAAGCGTGAGCTACACCACCCTCATCCAGAGATCTTTCGAAATCTGAAGTGAAGGTAGGTAGGGTGATTGTAAGAAACGAATCACCTTCGTGTTCAAAACGTCTCAAGATATAACTTATATCTTGAGTGGTGCAAGTGCAACACCAGATACTCCCATCTTGGAGTACCCGCTGCATAAGTTCCATAGGACTACTCATGGAAGGTTGTACCTTTCTGAGCGGGCCAGCCACATGACTGTAGCGAAGCCCTCCTTAGTCCCGGGACTCTTTACACTGACCGAGTTTGTCTCAAACGAGACTCCTTACTGCGTAAACTAGACCTCGCCGCCCAGAAGTTGGGTGACACGAGCTCCGGTGGAAGCAGTGAGGTACGCGGTCAGCGCATCCACAATCTGCTTTTGTTCGACAACGGTAAAACCCGTAATCGGAATGTCAACGACCAGATATGCACTCATAGAGTACAAAATATTCTGGGCAGAGACAAGCGGATCAGCGGCGATCTTCCTGAAGTCAAGACGGCAAGACCGACGAGTACGCTTAGTAGCATACTGGTTAGAAACGCTCAACTTGACATTTCCATCGTCTTTAGTAAAGACGCCAGAAGCAGGATTGAAGCCCGTACGCGGAAGCGTTTGGGCAACAGAATTGATCGTGACTGTTTGTGGATCAGCAAAAGCCATGGGACAGAACCTATACAGAATTTTCACATGGACACACAGCGTGTTCATGCACCTGGTAAATCCAGGAATTTTGTATTGCTCAACCTTTATTGATTGAGAGAGGCTGCTTGGAAATTCCAAGGGCCGCTATGACGCCCCACTGCTTAGCGGTAAAGCTAGCAGAGTTAACGCCAAAGCCGTATGGTGTACCTATAGTACGTTGCTTCGATGAAGCACGCCTAGACTGCGTTAGTTCATGCTTACGACCATCGGTCGTAACCAGGTTCTTTAGCACCCAGGTTTCTATGACGGATTTATGTTCCATCATATAAGCGTACTTAAGGACAAGGCCGTCGTTGGCAAACGCTGACCAGTTGTGAATAACATCACCACCGGTAGTGACCCAATCGGCAGCCCAGGACCACGGTGTCAATTTCCACACAAGATCAGGAGTCAATCGTAAACCGAACAAACGGTTTGCGTAGGCCTCTGTCTGCTTAGCCTTATTCAAGGCCGTCACAAAATCATTATCCCCCGGTAGAATGGGGGGTAAGTAATATGTGAACGCAGCTGAGAGCCAACGTTTTGTTGAAACCTGAGTCATGTGATAGATATTGCCAGGCGTGCGCACCAACGCAGTCGGAAAAGGAGGATCTGCATACCATGCAGAACCACCACCGAAATCCGTTGTTGCTTCATCTACCGGGAAGTTGTACCTTCGTCTAAGAACGCGATTAGCGCCCTTAGCGTAATTTGCCATCTGACGAGAAGAATCTCTGGCAGTGCCAAAGAATTTCTTCAAATCACCGACAAAAGGTGCCCAACCGAAAACGCCATTCAAGTATTCACCAGCCGCATCGCGACCCATCTTGTCAAAATCGACATGACGTGTCTGATGACGGAACTCGTGAACTCGATCGCGCCAACGGTTGATCTCAGGAAGCTTAGGTAAGTCCCTAAGCTCTCCGAGAAACTGTCCCATCCCTGATAGTGGATTCGTAGGGAGAGATCGGGCGATTGCCTGAGTTCCAAACGCATCCATCTGAGACTTAGAGGACATTGGTGGAGCCGCGCTGACACTGAAATTGAGATTTCGGTCCCAAGCGTAGACGACACCAACTCTATGAGTCCAGATACCGAGTCCAGGTCCGTTAGAGATGTCGACAAATTCGCCGGCACCTCTACAGTCAACCTGCACGGTACTAAAACTACCGCCTATGTCTTCTCGATTGCGAAGTAAAAACTTACGCTCTCGGTTAGTCATATTGGAAATCTTATTTCCATGTGAATCGGTAGTTTGGGAAAAACCGGTACTACTTTGGAACACATTCTGTGCTACAAAGGTAGTTCCGTTCCAGACAGTATCAGTAGTCGGAATATCCGGATACCGTTCCTGTCTCTTGCGGATAGTACCAGTCATGGTAGAAAACCTCCATAAAGCGGGCGGTTTCTTAATGAGAAACCGGGTGTTATGCACTTAAGCACTGGGAGACC